GGGAAATTTTGGGCACGCCCGCCGAGGTTTCGCGTCCGGCCCCCGAGAATTCGCTGATGTTTTTTAATGAATCTTCCGCGATTCTATTGACAAATATGAAAAAGCCTAGTATAATATGTCTTATGATTGATAATATTCTATATACTCTAGCAATGGGCATGCTGTACTTCACTATATTTGGAGGAATCGCAGTGTGGGTATTAAACTACTTGCTAGAGCAGATGGAAGAAATACAGGCACAAAAGTGGACGCTAGTAGAAGTAATAGTTATGCTAGTAGTTTTCTTCGGCATTGGACTATTAGTCGCCTAAGAAAGTTATTGACAACTCCTTAATGGCTCTGTATAATATATTATATCTTTTGAAGGAAATGAAGATACTTTGAGCAGGGTAGCTCGTGGCAGAGAAGTGACTACGGAAGCACGCTCGTTATGGAGAAGTAGCAGGTTCAACTCCTGCCTCTGCCAGTAAAGGTCAGTACGAATCTGACACCTTGCTCAAAGTATTTTCAGAAACTTCTTGACAAAGCGTCAAAAAGTTGATATAATATTTATATTATGATGATAAAGATACTAAAAAAATTATTTGGCACTAAGGAGGAAACAATGGCACAAGTAAATTATTCAGAAAAAGATGTTAGCATGATGGTAGAAACCTACACTGCTAATCCAACTAGAGACACAGTAGAAGCTCTAGCAGAAAAGTTAGGCAAAAACACAAGAAGTGTAATAGCTAAACTTTCAAGAGAAGGTGTCTACAAATCTCAGCCGAGAGTAACAAAAGCAGGAGAGCCTGTAGTACTCAAGGGCGAGTTCGTAGAGAGAATTGAAGCAGTATTAGGTTTCAGTATACCTTCTATCAGCAAAGCAACGAAAGCAGACCTTTCAAAGTTAGCTGACCACCTAGAAGCACAGTAAATGTGCTTCGCCCCTCGGGGAGGGTTGAGAAAAATAGATTAAAATTTTTCTTGACAAATGGTTAAAAGCCGTGTATAATATATCTTATAAAATATAAAAAAGAATAGAGAACAACGGCAGAGTTGCAAAGGAAAAAATAAATGTTTGAGCTTCGGCCAAAAAATAATCCTAACTCATGCCGACTCAAGGAGCCTACTGCCATAAGTGTAGGAAGTCAGGCATGACATTAAAGATAGCCGTATGCTCTTCGGTGCTTGGAGAACTCGTTAAGGAACAAGTACACGATTTTTTGATAGTCATATGCAGACATATTTTGCGGAAATAAAAGTGAGTGCATATCTGATTAGCTTGTCAGTAAATGAGTGGAGCGTTAGCCTTATCGGTAATCCCTACCATCGCGTGTAGGTCGTAAGCAGAGTAGGACACGCCCCTTGAGCACTTTGTCGAAAGTATAAAACCGATTTGTTTTACTGTATTTCTGGGCGTTACGAGCTTCGGCTTTAAAAATACAGAGGTGATTGACGCAAGATGCACCACAACATCATGTAGAGTGAGGAAACCACGCTGACACTCTTGATAACAAACCGATTTGCTCGGTAGCAACAAGAGGAAACGAGAAGGAAACCAGTCTACTGCGACACGGGCGGACTAGATATTTATATCATAGCAACCAGTCAATAGTAGCAAAGTCTTGGGGCGATTCAGTTTTAACTGTCAAACCAAGCATAGGGCAAGGAGTTAGAATATAGAGAACTCCACCGCTTATCTGCGAGGATATCCCACGCTTGCTTAGGCAAGAGAGTAGGGTAAGAGGGGCAGAAAGCACTGATATAATAATGACAAACTGCAGACTTGGAACAGTATAAAAGCTAAGCATTAAGTAGAACGGCAGTCGCTCTGTCAACCACTGAATAGCGGATAACTTAATATAGTAGATAAGTGATGCGAAATGAGCAGTATACCATAGACGCAAGTCGTAGATTGAAGTTCGTAATATCCATCACCGCTAGCTACACCCTGTGATAGGTGCAAGATAAGATGCCGACTTGCCACAGTATAATAAAATAAACGCGTTTTAATGGGCAGTAGCAATACTGCCTATTTTTTTATCTTCCAAACCTTCACATCAAAATTTTAAGGCTAACTTAAAATAGTTCTTGACAACTTCCCCAAAATCCAGTATAATATACACATATAAAAATTTAATAGTAGGAGAAAAATAATGGCACAAGCAAACACAGAATATTTAGCAGTAATGCAATTAGACAGTAATGAACTTATCGCAAGGCGCGAGGAGCAAACTCCTATGGGCAAACTAATACGCAAAGAAATCCAAAGAAGAAAGTCACTAGGCTCAGGATATTGGAAAGGCGATTATGCAGTTCATAAAGGAGGTATTGATGGCACAATACAAACACCATCAAGAGTAGGCACTATCACAACTTATGTGAAAGGGAGCAGAAGATAATGGATTACGATAAAAGTGAAAAAGCTATTATGAACCCCGCTCAGTCCGAAAAAGAATTTATGGACACAGACGATGGCTTAATGTTCATGCACACTCATAGTTTATGGGAAGTGCTGAGCGCAGTAGAAAAGTTCTACGAGTGCAAAATCTATGGAGTATTAAGCCTTGAAGATGTAGTAGAAAACCTACGAGAATGGAGTGCTTTCGATAAAGAAAACGGCAACCCATACTATCTATGCGAAATAGATGATGTGCCAAAGCAACTATGGATTGATGGAATGGAAAACGCATACGACAACATCAATGACAACGAGTACGGATATGAAGCATATTTAGAGTATCTGTATGATTACGCAGTGACTTACATAAAGATTAACAACAAAATAAGAACAGGAGATAACAATGCCAGCTAAATGGAAACCAAGTATAAGAATGACAAGAATTAGAAACGCAGAAGGCAAATTGGTGACTATACCAAGAGCAAGAGCCAGCTTTCAGCACTTCTACATGCATCAAACGCCAAAACAAGAGTTAATAGACTACCTAAACAATAAGAATGGTAAGCCTAAACTCAAAGTAAAAGCACTTAATGAACTCACTCGCAGAGGAGTAAGGATAGTGTGGCAGTGAAAAAACTAATGGAAGCAATATGGGGCGACTTCGATAAAGAAGACCCAGCGGAATGGTTATTACTATTCTTCGGATACGCAGTACTAATTCTATTATTGGTGGGCGCATGGGTGAAGTAGTAAAGTTCCCTAATTCTAGGCAAAGAGTCGGTAAAAAGTATCGACAAGAAGAAATTGCTCGCATAAATGATTTATTGAAGATATGCGACGACGACATGAAAACTATACTCGAGCAGATAGACCAGTTCCAAGAAGAACTACAAGGTTTAACTGCCGAGTATGAGATTTTATTAAAAAGATTAACAGATTTAATAGAGGTAGATAGCGATGATTAATGATTACGCAAAGTTTGTAGACACCACTACAAGTAAAACAAGTAAAAATACTATGATGTTGGGCGATAGGCTTGGAAACCTATGTGGCAACACATGGCATAGAGGCGACGAGCATGGTGAAGAGTTGCAAGTAGCAAGACTACTTACTGCTGTTATAGGAATGATGGCAGAAAGTGGAGAGTTTGCAGAAGTAGTAAAGAAAAAAGTATTTCAAGCAGACTCAAAGTTCTCAGATGATGAGATTTTTCACATGAAAAGAGAGCTAGGAGATGTATTATGGTATTGGGTGCAAGGTTGTATCGCACTTGGATTTACGCCTGAAGAAGTAATGCTAGAAAATATTAGTAAATTAGAGAAGCGATATCCTAATGGCTTTGAAGTTATTAGGTCAGAAGTGCGAGAGCAGGGAGATATATAATGGCGAAGAAAAATAAAATGGAGTATGAGCTAAGTAAGTATAAGCATAGCTTAGAACTCGTAAGAACAGTAGTGCCAGTATTAGTATTGATTCTACAAGTATTAATTCTAGGGAGGATTCTATAATGGCGAATCATGTATATTTTAATATAACAATAGAAGGGCTAGATGAAGGATGTAAAGCATTGGAGAAAGCATTTCCGATTATAGAAGGCGAAAGACCTCATTGGCAAGAAGGAGAACCACCTATAACATATAAGGAAATTATCGAAGTAGATAAGCTACCTATGTATGAGAATTGTGGGCAAGAATATGACGAAGATGGCAGTCAAACTAATTGGTATGATTGGGGTTGTACTAATGTTGGTGCTAAGTGGATTAGCCTTGAAGATTGGGAGTTTTATGACCACGGTGGCTATATTAGTGGACACAGTGCATGGTCTCACCCATACCCATTTTGTGAAAGATTGGCGAAGTACTTATCTGAAACAACACATAATCCAATCTCAATTACAATGACTTATGAAGATGAGTTTAGAAACTTCTTTGGAGTAGATAGTTTTTATTCTACATGGAATGACCTTGAAGGAGAGTGTTTAGTAGACCATGAGGAGAACTATATAGATGGAAGTGAATTAACTGACATTGTTAGGGAAAAGTTTGGAGAACAAATAGATGATGAGGACTTTGATTGGTGGGATTTAGTTGAAACAGTTGATGGCGATGAAAGGTCGGCATCAGAGTTTAGTGATGATGTAGTATATAACTTCTTTGAAACAGGAGAGCTAAATGACACAGTATAAATCTGAAGTAGAAAAACGAAGACTTTATCTAGCAGCGGAGCATTGGGGTAATAGTGTGGCACAACATTATATGTGCAATGGCTGTGGGGATTTAGGGTATGGCACTGGGTATTTTATATACTATAACAATGGAGCAGTGCATAAGATAAACAAAAAAGGATATACTATAGTGCAAGTTGCTATGAGTATAGACGAGGTTATAGACAACTATACAAGGAGTGAAGAATGTGGAACAGAATACATGTAGAAATGGACTATGATGCACACACAGCTAACGGCATGTCAAAGATGGAAGCAGTTAGAGAAATATCTAAAGAATGGACAATGACCTTAGAAGAAGTGCTAGACATAATAACAATCTATGAAATCGAAATGAACGACATAGACCACACAGGCGATTTAGGAGAAATAATATGAGTGTAAACTACACACAAGACCAAGTAGAATTTATAGTTAATCAGTATAGATTAAAGCCAGACAGAGAAACAGTAAATATGTTAGCTGAAGATTTGGATAAGAGTGTAAAATCTATAATTGGAAAACTAAGCAGAGAAGGCGTATACAAGAAAACTGTATATAAAACTAAAACTGGCGAAGACCCAGTGACTAAAAAAGAGATAGTTCAAGAACTAGCAGAACTTTTAGTAATTGAGTATGAAGCCGTAGCGGGGTTGGAGAAAGCTCCCAAGTCTGCTCTTAAAATACTAAGGGAGGCCATAGCTGATGAGTGCATGGACTAAAAGAATAGTAGAACTTCTACCAAATAATAGTAAAATTCGGAATGTAATAGCGAATAGAGGAAAGTATTTCTATGTTGAGAAAGAACCGAGAATACATCCTGAGCTAGGAATGGTCGTTACATTGCATGATGAAGATGGCTATAGATTCACAACAAGCGTAAGAAATATGCGTGTACCTTCTGTGGACTGAGCGGGTGTGCTAAACACTCCTCGGTCTGCACGACCACTAAAAGTCTCCATAATCTAGGAGCAATTTGCAATATAACGGAAATAATTGGGATTAACTTTCATTAAAGTATAAAAGTTATAGGTTAAAAATAACGAACGAATTGGGCGTAATTGTAGGTAATTTGTGTTTAAGTGTATGATTTGATGTAAGCCCGAACAGACTTACTTTGGTTTTCAGAAGATTTGAAGATAATTATTGATGTTCTCTCGTAGTCTCTCTCGCTAAACCGTTCAATTCACAAGGTAATCTCTTACGCTTACGCGACGAGCTTACTTTTGTAATGTAAATACACGATAAGCTTCGATTACGAGAGGTTTGAGAAATAAATCAATTAATCAACTTAATCTTCAGATTCTATGAATATTATACCACACTTTTACCAACAAAGCAAGTATTGTTTTTCTTTGGTGAATGTTTTATCTTAGTGGAACACTTCGAGCAGATGATAAAATATTTTATTGTTGTAATTTGGGAAAGGAAATTGACTTAAGATTTGCGTCCAAACTTCGAGCGATAGTTGTTATACATATCAATTTCCTTTGCTCGAGCTCGTTGATTTCTTCTTTTTTGTTCGTTAGTCTTGCGTCTTCTCTTTTGATTTGGCTTTTCGTAAAACTCTTTTTTGCGTAAATCGTCTTTTATGTTAGCATTTTCGACTTTCTTACGAAAAATCCGAAGTGCTTTTTCAAACGACATATTTTTAGCGACTATTCTCGGCAAGATGGTGCTCCTGACGCTCTAGTCAGACGGCATAGTTCATTTGCTAGGTTATTTTGATTATCCACAGTGGCTTGCACAAACTGTTGAACCCATGCCATATCGAAGGCAAAGTCCGCATTTTGTGTATTTATACCTAACTTCTGGCACTCTATGATAAGTGCTTTCATTAGCGTTTCTGTTTGTAAATCTGCTGTTTTCTTTCTTGGAAAGTCTACTACATTATTCATCTTTTTTCCTTTTAAATGTCCACCCTCTTTGACGAAGGTAGAATACCTGAGCTCTGATTGCTGTTGAGCTCCTGTCTAGTTGTTTTTCTAAATCTTTCATGGCGACTACATTATAGTATCTTTTCAAAAACTCTCTTTGTGTGTCAGTCCATCTTTTCATAATTATATTATATCAAATCAATAAGCATTTGTCAAGAACTATTTTTGACTTTGTTGAAAATAATACTTGACACGAGGTGATAATTTTGATATAATATATCAAATGGAGAAAAAATAACTATGGAAAATATAGATTTAGCGTACCTTACATTTCTTATAATCGCAGTGTTAGGTTCTTATACAGCAGGTAAAAGAGAAGGCATAGGAGTAACACTCGATTATATGCGTGACCAAGGTAAGATTGATTTTGAAGATTAGAAAAATAGTACTTGACTTTTGAAGTTATTTTTGGTATAATATAAATAAGTGAGTGAGAGGTCTCACTTGCTATTTAACTTAAGCGTACCGCAAGGACGCTAATGAATTTACTGAAAAGGAATTTAGGAGGAAAATACAATGAGTATAGATTTAAGTAAATTTTGGCTTGGACTAGATATGCCAACGCTCCCTACTTATACGGAGACAGCATATCCGAGATATAACATAATCGAAAGTGGTGGTAATTATCGTATAGAGGTTGCCGTGCCAGGTTGGGATAAAAAGGAGTTAGAAATCATCTATGATGACAACGAACTCTTTCTTAAAGGGAAAAAGGAACACAAGCTCAACGAAGCTGAACGCTTTGTTCATCAAGGGCTTAGTCTGAAATCTTTTGAACGAAGATTTATTCTGAACGCAGACTTACAAGTAGAAAAAGTAAATCTACAAGACGGATTACTGACAATTGCTCTGTCACGAACTCCTAACTCTAAAAGGAAAATTTTGGAGATAACATAAAATGAAAGCATTAATGATGCAAGTTCGTGATAGTATATGTGAGAGTGGCGAGTTTTGCCACACAGTTGCGCAAGTGACTTTGATTGGGTTTGGTGTTAGCGTTATAGCACTAAATGTAGCTCAACTCATGTAGCTGTCAAGTTTTTCGAGGGGGTGTTTCTCACGAGTGAAAACCCCTTCACTTAATTAAGGAGACAATATGAAAACATCAATAGAAGGATTAGCACTAATTAAAAAGTTTGAAGGACTTGAACTAGAGGCGTATAAATGCGCAGCTGGCGTCTGGACAATAGGGTATGGACATACCAAAGATGTGCAACCTGGCGACGTTATCAGCGAATCTCATGCAGACCATATGTTAGAAGTAGAGCTAGAAGAATTCGAAGCATACATCAACGATAATGTAACTGCATCCCTTTCCCAAAACCAGTTTGATGCCCTCGTATCGTGGGTATACAATCTCGGCCCAGCCAATCTAAAGGCATCAACAATGCTCAAAGTACTAAACTCAGGCGACTATGAAGGCGTACCTGCTCAAATCAAAAGATGGAATAAAGCAGGTGGCAAAGTTCTCGAAGGACTAATTCGTAGGCGTGAAGCAGAAGCTCTACTATTCATAGGTAGAGATTGGAATGAAGTTTAAATTAACAAGTGTTCAACTACGTGCAGCAGCGCAACATGCCGCTGAGCGGGGTCTTACACTTGAAGAATACATAGATGAATTTATAGGATTAATACATGAACACAATAAAAACAACCCTGACAAACCTTTGGGCATGGCTGAAAAGCCTGTTTCAGACTAGGTATAAGTTAACAGTTAGTTATAACTCCACTTACGGAGACGCTGACGACCAAACTTATATAGTATATAAATTCATTAAAAAACAACCAAAATTCTTAAAATTCATCAATGATAATAAAGAAGTAGTAGAAATTCGCGGAGCAGAAGGTCTTAACTACAAGATAGAGGAAGTATAATGCAACAATTTTTTATAGCAATAATATTAGTTCTAGGATTAGGTTGCTGGTGGCTGTATAGTGATAACAATACGCTAAAAGCAAACAATATAAAGCTAGAATACGCAGTAGAAGAACAAAAACAAACGATTGCTACAATTAAAGAGCAATACGAAAAACAAGGCGCGGCTCTAATGAATATGACAAAAGAGAACGCAGCTATTGAAAAAGAGAAAGCAGAATATTTAGCTATATTCTCAAGACATAACTTAGATGTACTTGCGCTAAAGAAGCCTGGCATGATAGAGTTAAGATTTAATAAAGCAAGTGAAGCAGTCATGGAGGGCTTAGAAGATGATACTGAAAAATTATTCAATATTAGCAGCAGCGACAGTAGCGATAAGTAGTTGCTCGTTACTTCCTACAAAAGAAGTAGAAATTATGAGTAAACCTGTTAAGGTTGAAATTATGCAACCCACATTGCCACGACCTGTCGAGCTGACTGCACCGAAGTGGTACGTCGTAAGCGAAACTCGTATTACAAACCCATGTGTAAAAGTAGAAAATAAAAGACCTAAGTCTTGTACGCCAGAGGAAAGAGAAAACCCTGAATGGCCTGAAGGCTACACATATTTAGATAGATTCCTTGATGAGATGAAAGACCAAAACAATGGAGAAGTATTGTTCGTTGCTACATCAGTAGGAGACTATAAAGTCATGGCAGAAGATATGCAAGAATTAAAAAGATATATAAAACAATTAGGAGAAGTAGTAATTTATTACAGAGAGGTGACAGCTAGTGATACGGAAACTGATTAGCTTTTTTGTAATGAGTAGGGATTCTCGTTGGTATGACAAACATCCCACAATTTTAGCAAGATTTGAAGAAATAGAAGATTGGTTAGAACATATAGAAGATAGAGTAGCAGCACTTGAGGAGATAGCACATCCTAAGTGTGGAATAGAGAGTTTTGATGGATACAGTACTCTTACAGATAGATTAGATAAATTAGAGTGTGTAGTAGGAGTATTAAAAAAAGAAAACGATGATAGATAGTGATAAATTAATAGAAGTTTTAAAACAAGGCATAGTGCTAATAAAGTTTACAAGTTTAAAGAGTGGCAAAGTATATGAAAGAGAATATACAACACATGATAGTGTTATGCCCATAAAGTTTAAACAATCCGCATCAGATAAAATTATTTGTTATGATGTGGAGTTTAAAAAGATGGAGGATATAGAAGTTTCTACTATAGAAAAGTATGTTCCTCTTGAAAAAATCTCCTAGTAATAGGGGAAAGACTCGTAAGAGTAGAAGGAGAGAAAGATGTTAGAATTCTTTCAATGGGTGTCAGCATGGATTGCTGTTATCCCAACAATCGTGTTGATTGCCTCATTTATTTCAGCAATCACACCAACTCCAATCGATGATGGTTGGATGAAAAAAGTTTACAAAGTTCTGGACTGGTGCGCACTTAATGTGGGTAAAGCAAAGGATAAGTAAATGGCAGACGGTGTAGATAGTAGAAATGAAGTCGAAATTGATTTAGATAAGTATATGAAGCTCATTGACCAACTTGATGAGCAAGAAGATAAAATCAAAGAAATGCAGGCAGAAGCCGCCGCAGCTAAGAAACGCTTAGCACCTCCCAAAAGAAAGTTTATGGATTTATTCTTAGATGATAATGACATAAATGAGAAATCTATTATAGGTTTCTTATCTTTCTTTTTGATGTTCGTATTCGGAACTTGTGATTTAGTCACAGCTTTCTGGGGTATGGACTTACTAATCTCCGATACAATCTACACCTCATTCGTAGTTGTAACCCTCGGAGCATTTGGTATCAGCGAGGCTGGGAAGGCCTTTGGTGGCAAATAAAAATAGTTCTTGACATTTGGTTGTTTTTTCTGTATAATATACATTATGGAAAAAATTACAAAAGACAAGAAAAACAAACAAGCGAATACTTCTAACTCTAACGAGGACAGAAGTGTTCGCTTTTTTTGTGAGTACTGTTCGGGTATTCCTGTTAAGGAGTGCTCAGGTTATAAATGTTGGGAAAGATAGATGAACTTATTTTATTTAGATGAAGATTTAGACAAGTGTGCGCAGTATCATGTCGATAAGCATATCGTCAAGATGCCGTTAGAAGCTGCACAGCTTCTTTGCACAGCAGTATGGATTGACCATCTACTTGGATTTGTTCCTCGTGCGCTTAATGCAGAAGAAAGAGAAGTCTTAAACACTGCTAAAGCAGACATCAAACATTTACCAATGGAGGAGAGACCGCTAACTCCGTATTTACCAATGATGTACAATCATCCTTGTACAATATGGACTAGGTCTAGCCTCGACAATTTTGAGTGGGTTCACTGTTACGCAAATGCTCTAAATGATGAATACAACTATCGTTATGGCAAATTACATAAGTCAGTGATTGAAGTAGTCAATAAGCTGCCAGAACCTAAGAATATGCCCCGCAAGGGACTCACTCCCTTCGGTATGGCAATGCCAGATGAGTTGAAAGATGAAGATAATGTTATTGAGTCTTATCGCTTATATTACCATACTGACAAAGCAACGTTTGCTAAGTGGTCTCATCGTCCTCAACCTGATTGGTGGGACGAAGGACTAGCTTGGACAGACAAAAGAATAACAGCTAAATGAATGAGACATTAGGAATATTATTAGTAATAGGCGCAGCATATTTTGCTTATATGTCTAGTCATTTAGTATCTGAAAAAAAGAAAGGGAAAAGAATCCCTTTACCTTGGGAGAAGGAATGAAAATAACAATTTATAGTAAACCAAACTGCCCGTATTGTACAAAGGCAAAGTTTATAGCAGAGCATCATCAAGATGTAAAAGAAGTAAGATACCTTATGCTAGGAGAAGATTATGAAACTAATAATTTTATGGCAGAGTTTCCTACAGCTAGAACCTTTCCACAGATTATAGTAAACGGCACAAAGATTGGTGGTTATACAGACTTGGAAAAATTT